CAGGTGCACAGCTGGCCCGCTCTGGGTGGCTTACGCTTGGCGATGCGTGGACGGTAGAGTGGTGGCTGCGCATGGCCAGCGAATCGATTACCGAGTGGGAACAGATCGCCGAGATCATGGCCGGGGATACCGGAGTACGTCTTGGAGTACTGCGCCTTGAGCGGATCTACGCTGAGGACACCTACTGCGACGACTACTACGAGCGCACGATCACCAACTACACCGGTACGATGCAACTTTCGATGTACTCCACCGGAAAGTGGCAGCACGAGGAGCTGCCGATCAATACGCTTGCCTGGAGCTTTCTTGGCCTCTCTTTCGATGGTGCCTCTCTTTACATCGTCTATGATGATCAGGTCTATAACCTCGGCAATGGTCTTCCGAACATATCCGCTCCAGTGCAATTCGACTTCTCAAGTGCGCTCGGGACGATCATCGACATGCTCATGGTGCTACCGGGAACAGCGCTCTCTACATCCACGCTACAGGACCACGCGGTTGATGAAACAGGATATGGGGCAGTCTCCACAGCCAACAAGATGGTGATATTCCCGAAAAGTGGATTGCTTGTCGGTGGGGATGTGGAAATAGATAATTCGCTTGACGTCCAAGGAAAAACTACTCTTCGTAGTGGATTACATGTAACGCATCAACTCCACGGCACCTATGATGATCACGATATTTACAATGCACTTTCGCCGCACCTTCCTAATGTCGGGGACAAAATGATGGTGTGGGGTAGTGTGGCCAAAGAGCCAAGTAGCTTGTGGTCTTCTTTGAGGGTGATCAGCTTGGCAGAGAGAGCATCGAGTGACATTATCACCCTGTATTATGCAGAACTGCGCGCATACAGTCCCGGAGAAACATCATATGACAATCAGGGATATGCAACTACATGGAGTATAGATAATTATACTTCTCCAAACACTTGGGAAGTATCACTATCATGGTAGGAGGACACAATGGGATACGATAAATCAGGACTGAAAACCCCGCAGGACTACGGAGACGGATGGGGAACGAATCTCGGGCGCAAGCTCACTGCGCAGGAAGTGCACGAGAATTTCAAATGGGCGGCGCTGTTCGGAGTAGCGCAGAACACGCAATTCTACAAGCGCAGCAGCCGCCCCCTGGCAAAGAGCAACACGGCACGGACGACCATCGTCATGCAGATTCTCTACGTCGAGATCAACGGAGAGGGCTATTATTTCTCCGGTGGAGACTTCGACCTTGACACCACAGGCGCGTGGGACGACACGCAGTACCAGACCCCTGGAAATCGCGCAGGGAAGGACTTCTATATCTACGCCGGGGTGCCGTCGAGTGGGTACGCGGCGGATATCGTTCTCAGCGCTAATGCAACGGTGCCATCCGGCTATACCGCAGACACGAGCCGAAAAATCGGCGGCTTCCATTGCCTGTGCGCCGACATCGGCACCTCCACGTATGGCTACGTCAACAGCACCGACGATATTGCTCTGGTGGATATGGCTTATGAGTCACACTCGATCAGCGGCACGCAGCATTGGCTAGAGGGATACGCGCAGGGTGATGTGCTGCCCTTCTCCCTCTGGGACTTGCTCCATCGCCCGGTGAGCAGCCCCGAGGGAATGGTCTACGACCCCGGCTCAGACGTGTGGGTAGATATCTACCTGGCAAGCGCGAGCAGCGGCAACCTCAAGAGTATCTATAACGCCACGACCGCAGACGGCGGGAATGGCTGGCACCAGTATCGCCTTCAGCAGATGTTCGCTCGTGCGCGGAAGCTGCTACCCCGGCAGGACGAGTTTGTCAGCTTTTCGCTCGGATCTCCGCAGGGGGTAAATATTTCCGGCAGTGCAGATTCGGGCACCACGGGAGGACACAGCGCCACCGATGGAAAGCGCATTGTCTCCCTTATAGGAGTAGAGGATGCTACCGGCGTGCTCTGGCAGTGGGGTCGAGAGGCGGGAGCAACCAACGATGTGGGATCAAGCTGGGCCAACGCCTACGATGGCAATGACTCCAACGTGGCAGGCCAGCACTATGAGGCTCCTAACCGCCCTCGCTTCGGCGGCGATTGGGACGGCGGGTCGAGGTGCGGCTCGCGCGGGTCGAATTGGAGTAGTCCCGCGTTGAATCTGGGTTCGAGTATCGGCGGGCGGGGCGTCGCGGAGCCGTTGGGCCGCAGGTAGTAGGACGAGGATTATAATTATGGATTTTAAGGCTGATATGCTATTTCGCCCTCACTTCAGCAGCAATTGGGACAACAGGTCGAAATGCGGCTCACGCAGGTCGAATTGGAATAATCCCACGTTGAATCTGAATTCGAATATCAGCAGGCAGGGCGTCGCGGATACGGGGGTCACGCTACGAGCTAACCCTACGGCTGAGCATATCGGCCTGGCCGGAGTGCCGAATATACAACAGGGGCCTTGCCTGGGTAGTAGGGCCTCCGAAACTCAGGCGAGGTATTTTATGAAGCGACACGGAAACCTCTGGGAGCAGATCATCACCACTGAAAACATGATGCGTGCATACCGGAGGGCGCGAAAAGGCAAGGGATGGCAGTACAAGGTGAAGAACTTCGAAAAGGACCTTGATGGCAACCTTGAGCGAATCAGGCAGTCCTTGATCAATAAGACCTTCACGACGAGTGAATATCGAGTCAAAGAAGTGTACGAACCGAAGCAGCGTACGATCTATGTGCTGCCATTCGCGCCGGACAGAATCGTGCAGCATGCAGTGATGAATGTGCTCGAGCCGATATGGAATGCCCTCATGATCGAGGATAGCTACGCTTGTCGTCAGGGGAAGGGTCAACACGCGGCCAGCCGAAAGGCTGCTGAGTGGGTGCGCCGGCATCGTTATTGTCTGCAGGCAGATGTGAAGAAGTTCTACCCCTCGATCAACCACGATATCCTCATGGAAGTAGTAAAGCGGAAAATCAAGGATCCGCATGTGCTATGGCTCCTCGAGGATATCATCTACTCTATTCCCGGGGGAAAGAATGTACCGATTGGTAACTACACCTCCCAATGGCTCGGCAATCTATACTTGAACGAGCTCGATATGTTCGTAAAGCACCAACTGGGCGTGAAGGACTATATCCGGTACAACGATGACTTTGTGATTTTCGGCGACCATAAGAGAAAGCTGCATGAATATCGCTGCACCATCCGATCCTTCCTGTCTGAGCAGCTTGACCTCACTATGTCCAAAGACAAGGTGTTCCCCGTTTCCCAGGGTCTTGATTTTGTCGGATATCGGCATTTTCCCCGCAAAATACTGCTGAGGAAAAGTACGGCAAAGCGGGTGAAAAAGAAGATCAAATCACTACCTTACTTGCTGAAAACCGGAAAAATATCTGCGGAGAGCGCACGATCTGTCATTGCATCGACGAAAGGATGGATTCAGTGGGCGAACACTCACAACCTGTCAGTATCTCTACACCTTAACCAGCTGGAGGAGGAAGTAAATGGGTGCTGTGCGTAGATTCAGTGAGTTCGCAACAGATAGCAAGCCACTCGAGGGAGATAAAAAGCGCATTGATGATGTAATCAACTTGGAGATCACCGTCACAGATGCCCGAGTGAAAGAAAGCAAGTACAAAGAGGAGACCGGGCGCAAGCGCTATATGACACTGCAGTTTGAGCAGGAAGGTAGCGAGAAGCCGAATGTGCTGTTTACCGGCTCAGAAGTGCTTATAGGTCAGATTGAGAAGTACCGCGAATATCTACCGTTCGCGACCAAGATCCAAAAAATCGACAGGTACTATACTTTTACATAGGAGAGAGATAGAGATGAGAGGATTTCCGAAACATATCAACACGAAAGAAGACGTGTACACCGCACTTGATATCGACTCTGACCGCACAAAAGCGCTGCTGCAAGCGGCTATTGATGGGCGCGAAGGGTGGCATGTCACCGCATCACTGGCCTCTGAATCAGACGGTACCACTGACAGCACACACCGCGTGGTCGACAAGAGCGACGAGGAGAGCACAGCTGACTGGTATCAGGAGGAGTGGGGGCCGCTACCTGGGAACATGCTAGATCGGATAGGTATGTCGGTTAGTGAGGCGGAAGGTATTATCGGAGAGTAGTATGGGGCAAGTAGAGAAGCCGAAGACGCAAAAAGAGCAGACTGACCAACTCTGGATGATCATCATCGGGTCGAACGGTGAAGGGTTGGCGGAGCAAGTGAAGGAGACCCGGAAAGATGTGCATGAGCTGAAAACGTCAATGCAACGGTTCTACGACACGCGCTTCTCTACGTGTCCGACTGTTCAGTGGCTTCAGGAGAAAGAAGAAGAAAAGAAGAAAGAGAAGAATGACAAAATCGACAAGCGCTTGGTGGCCTATGGTCTGGTCGTCGGGGCGGTGGCTGCCGCCCCGTCATGGCTGCAGTGGCTCGGAGAGGTGATTGGATGAAGTTGGAAATACAGGAGCAGTTGCTCACTCCGAATGAATACTCTCGGCCGCAGCGCTCCCTGCACCAGATCCGCGCCGTGGTAATGCACTGGGTTGCTAATCCGATGACCACGCCGAAACAGAACCGGGACTTCTTCGAGCAGCGCAAGCACGGGCAGAACGGCTACGGTTCCGCGCATTTCATCATCGGGGTCGACGGTCAGATCATTCAGGTGATCCCTACCGACGAGATGGCCTATCACGTCGGGAGCAAAGAGTACACGGACTATGCGCTTGAGAAGTTCGGAGACTATCCGAACAACTGCACTTTGGGTATAGAACTCTGTCACCCGGACTGGTCCGGGCAGTTTACCCGGGACACGTTCACCAGCGCCGCCCGGCTTGCTGCACGGCTCTGCCGGGAGCACGATCTCGATCCGGCAGAGGATGTGACCACTCACCATAGGATCGTCGGCTGGAAGGACTGCCCCCGATGGTTCGTTCAGAATCCCGAGAAGTTCTGCGCGTTCAAGATCATGGTTCACGACCGGATGGAGGGGGATAAAATCGCATGAGAGAACGCAAGTGGAAGCTGGCAATCTGGGGGATGATTCTCGGGACCGCAATTGCAGTCGGCGCGATGGTCGGCTGGTGGTCCGGCATGCCGGGAGCCTCCGGGATGCTCGGCCAGGGCCTCGGGATTGTGACGCTGGTATTCGGCGGCTACTCCGCGGCGAATGTCAGCCAGAAGGGGGTGGTGGGAAAAAACTACCGCCCGGAGCTCGATGATACGCAGAAGGAGAAGAAATAGATGGGACTATTTGACTGGCTCGGTGGCGGCGCCGGCAAAGCCGTGAAAGGAACGCTCGAGGGAGCCGGCAGTCTGGCGAAAGACCTGCGCTCGGCCATTACCGGCGATATATCTGCGGAGAAGAAAGCAGAGCTCGAGCTGAAAGCGAAAGAGATAGAATCGCAAATCCTCAAAGCTCAAAATGAAGTCAACCGGGAAGAGGCAAAGAGCAAGAAACTTTTTGTCGCTGGCTGGCGCCCGTTTATCGGCTGGGTAGGTGGTGTTACGCTCGCTTTCCACTACGTCCTACGGCCGCTTATTCAATGGGGCATGGAAGTGTGGGGTGGGGAAATCCTTGAGCTGCCGATGATGGACCTGTCGGGCATGTATCCGATTATTCTTGGTATGCTCGGCCTGGGGGTCTACCGCACCGCGGAGAAGGTCAAGGGCGTCCAAGATAAACACTGAGGAGTACTGATTGAGAATACTACTGGTCAATGATATACACGCGGGATCCCTTTTAGGTCTCATGCCGCCCAGGTATCACACGGAAGAACATGCGCACTACCAGAGACCGTTCTGGCAGTTCTACGACAACACGCTGAGGCAGATCGGGAAGGTAGACGTGACGGTTGCCAACGGAGACCTGATAGACGGGCCGGGAGAGAAAGGCTCAGAGCTTCACGCTACAACGAACATCAACTCGCAGGTGAACATAGCACGGGAAGTGCTCGGGCACATCCGCACCAAGCAGCTCTACATTGTCCGCGGCACCGGCTATCACACCGACCGGCAGGCGAGCTATGAACAGTTCGTGGCTGAGGCATTCAACCGTGATGCTCACGATGAGCTCCGCCTTGAAGCATATGGGACGAGGATGCACTTTCGGCACGTCGTCGGCCGGTCTGACATTCCCTACGGCCAGTACACGCAAGTGGGGAAGGAATTGATAAATGAAATCTTGCAGGCTGAGTTCGAGAACTATGACCAGGCTGACCTGCTCGCTCGGGCACACGTGCACTATTCAACGGGTATCTGGGTGATGGATGGAGCCAGTCAGATGATGCGGCAGGCGTTTACCGCCCCGGGGCTGCAGCTCCGCGGTCCGAAAAAGTCCTCATTCACCCGGGGACTGCGCACGTGGCTCTATCATGTCGGGGTAACGCTTATAGAGCTGAGCAAAAAAGACCCGATGCCGATAGTCCGTCCCATTATCTTTCCGCTGCAGCTCTATGCAAAATCAGAAAGGGAGTACATATGTCTGACAGAACAGAAATAGCACCACAAGAGGCTGTAAACGTTGAAATCTCTGAGGAAATGAAGAAGAAGCTGGAAGCTCTGCCCGACTCACACGCGGGGAACCAAGGTAAGCGCTGGACCGAGGAAGAAGACGCCGTTCTCTTGCATTACTGGCCGATAAAGCGGAAGCGGGATGTAGCGGAGATCCTCGGTGTAGCTGAGGGAACCGCGAGAGAGCGGTACAATGAGCTCGTAGGAGCGAAGGAATAACACGGGGGCGCCCCGGTTCGGACGGAGGGCACTTGCCGACAGGCGCGCCGTCACGCGGGTTCAACTCCCGCCGCCTCCATAGGCCCTGTGCCTAACCTTCCGGCGTAATGAGGTGGAAGGAACACTGTTCCAACCTAAGCCGGATATAAGAAAGACTCATCTACCATAGAGTAGAGGGAGATATGGCCGCCTTTTGGGAGGCCATGATTATAAGCCCCGGTAAGCCTCTCTTCCGATGCTTCTGTTCCGGGTATTTTCAACACCGTTCACTCTGTGGGCGGTAGCCGGGCGGTGGGGTGACACTCAAACCACGAATGTGGCGTAGGTGGCTAAAGCCGCCCGTGCTTTTTGCGATCATAATCGCAGGATATTATAAGAATTGAGTGGATAGAATCCTCTATACTTATCCATACCTATAGAGGATATTTGACAGCATTAATTCCAGAAAAATTCCAGAAATCACAGCAGAAACACAGAAAAGTGTGTTCCAGAGTATACAGTAAGTGACGTATTTTCTTACATAATGAGAACCTATAATAACAGGTGATACCATGTAAAATCTCAGTCCCCGCTTCGGGAGTAACTGAACGATAAACTGACCCTGCCTCATGTGAGCATAATCTTTTGTATTCCATATTGCACACAATCGAGACCACAGGGGATCAGGAATCCGCAGCGTAGTAGACTTACCTTCTTGCGTCCACGCCACCTTTCTCTCCTTTCTACTTTATAAACATAAAGCACCATTATGAATATTTCAATAAAAGCATCGGAAAAAATCGCATGAAAGTGAATATTTCTTTATTTTTCCCTTGACACGTGCATGAAAGAGCATTAAAGTGAATATTATAGATTCACTGGAAGGGGAATGAAAATGAAGACGACAACGATACGCATACCTGATGATGTATATGAGGAAATCCGTAAAGAGGGGGAGCGCAACAAGCGATCCGTCAATGCGGAGATAAACTATCGTCTGGAAAAGCTGATCAGTACTAAAAATCAGCAGATCAGCTCCGATCTCGTCCGAAACCACGAAAACAATGAGTAGACCTCTTCTCCTCCGCTTCCTCCGCGCTGCACGGCGCTATCGAGGCACGAGCGAGGAGGCGGTGAAAGGGATGCTGATGTCATGGAGTAGATACCAGGGGGCAAAGCATAGTGATTACTAATCTGCGTATTGACGAACAACTTCAGAATATAATTCCTCCCCTTTCTAAAGAGGAGTATCAAATATTAGAAGCTTCTATATTACAAGATGGCGTCCGTGAACCTATTTACACATGGGGAAATACCATTATTGACGGACACAATCGGTATTCAATATGCGAAAAGCACGGTATAGAACCGCCGACAGAAGAACTACATTTCAACAACCGTACCGAGGCCCTTGTTTGGATAATCGACAACCAAAAAGGCCGTCGCAACCTTACAAAGCAAGCATGGCTCGACCTTGGCTTCAAACGAGCGGAGCTGTTGAAGCCGAAGGCGGAGGCGAACAAGGCGTCAGCGGCAAGGAAGGCACGCGCTGCAAAGGCGGGAAACGAATCTCTGTTAAGTCAGGAATCAGACACAACAGAACCCGTCGACACCCTCCAACAAGCTGCCGACTACGCCGGGGTGAGTCGCGACACTGCGGCAAAATATAAGAAAGTAAATGAATCTGATAACAAAGAAGTCAAAGAAAAAGTTCGGACTGGCGAGTTATCCATCAATCGAGGGTATGAAGAGGTTCGCCGGCCGCATGTGATAAATAATTCCGGGGAAAATGAATGGTACACACCTACGGAATACATAGAGGCGGCTCGCGAGGTTCTCGGTGAGATAACGTGTGATCCTGCATCTTCTGAATTGGCAAATCGAAACATAAAAGCGCAAATCTATTTCACTAAAGATGATGATGGCCTCTCCCAAAAGTGGTCGGGTAAGGTCTGGTTAAACCCACCTTATTCGAAAGATCTGATTACGCGTTTTTCACGTGCCGCTGCTGAGAAGTACCAGTCGGGTGAAATAGATGCGGCATGTCTTCTTGTGAATAATGCCACCGAAACATTGTGGTTTCAGGAGCTTATCGGCGTCGCCTCTGCTGTGTGCTTTCCAAGAGGGAGAGTGAAATATCTTGATAGGACAGGGAAGCCTGCAAACACACCACTACAAGGCCAAGCAATAGTATATCTCGGAACAGAGCCAGAAGATTTTCGCATGATCTTTTCAGGGTTTGGGAGGGTTCTTTGGGTAGCAACATAATCTACAACCCGAACAAAATAAAGCGTCCCGTTTCATTTGAAGGTCTCCCGCATATAGGAAGCTGCTCGCCTACTGATATCGATTTTTCTATAGAAGTAGGTGATGAAAAAAAATATCTCATTGGTGATTTTAAGGAGTGGGGAAAGGAGCTTACCAAAGGGCAAAAACTTCTTTTAGAAAGACATGTTATAGCCTTTGCAACTATAGGTTATACGGCGGTTGCATTTCTGGCTTGGCATGAAGCGGAAGAAGAAATAATCAAGGCTGCAGAAGCTGTTGTTATACGCCAGTATGTTCTGAAACCTCCCAGAAAACAAGGTTTTTGGAAAGATAGCTATCAAGAAAAATTTTCAACCAAATACTTAAAGTTTTTTGGGTTACTGAACACAAATCCACAAATGACTCCAATAGAAGATGATCCAAGAATTGAAGAGATTTGGAAAGGAGTGCATGCAATATGAGACCCTATATCGGCC